GCATAGCGAATTGGTAAATGAGCTTAAGGGGCCTGGTGGAGGCGACTCGCCTCCTAGTATTACCCAGGCCCCGCGAGACACGAGACAAAATAACATACTTGTGTTTTGTATACCATAGGTTCAAGTGTCTCGCTTCATGTTTATGTAGCAGGGATCTTATTGGCTGATGAATATTTGAGTAGCCAATGGGAATGAAGTTCAAGTTGAACTTCAAAGGGCTACTATTAATGTGTCACACTCGTCTCTCTCGCGTGTTTATACCGTGAGACATTAGAGTGGTGTGTTTTTTTAGTCATTCCAGAATCTTCCTTGTGGTGTGAAGATGACTCAGATCATTGATATGACTGGTAATGCTCCTTCCTCTTCTTCTTCCCGTCGTCGTGCTTATCGTCGCCGCGCTCCTCGTCGTCGGTCTTATCGGCGTTCTACGTATAGTCGTCGCCGTTATCCTCGACGATCGCGTCGTGTGAGTCGTGGGCGTAATGTTCGGTTGACTCGGTATGCGATGGCGCAGATCGATCCGTTCTCGCAGAAGGTGGTTGGTGCGAAGATTCCAGATTCGAATACCTATCCATCGAATGCTTTTCGCATTGATGATGCTTGGAGTGTTAAGGCAACGGATGGTGCCTTTGGCACAGTTGCGTTTGCTTTGCTGCCAGGTTTGGCAGGTCAAATTGTTAATCCTGGTGCATACCCGGCTGCTGGTCAATGGACGTGGGTAGCCGGTTATGGTGGTGCCACGAATAGTTCTCGTCTGGCAGGTGTTGCTTCTAATTATTCATTGTACCGTCCGGTAGCGCATGGTGTGAAGTTGTCGTGCCCGGGTGCTTCTACGACGATTAGTGGTAATTTGCATATTTGTGTTGTTGCTAACAGTACGTATGCGAAGAATACGTGGTGGTTCCCTACGAATATTCCTGAGATGTCGAATGCAATGTTTTATCGACGGTATCCGTTGTCGACGTTTACTCAACAGTCTTTGACGTTGGTGAATAAGTTTTTGGATCAAACCGCGTGTCGATATCGTGATCCTGCGTCCGACGCTGTTGCTGAGTCGTCTGATATGACTAATCAGCATAGTGGTTGGGCTACGATTATTGTGGCTGTAGAGGGTTCTACGGTTGCGACGAATGTGATTCAAGCAGAGAATGTCCTTCATATTGAAGCTATTCCTGACAAGAATGGTATTTCTACGGCGACTCCACCTGCGGCGTTTAATACGTCGGAGTTGGAACAAGTTGCGGAGATTACTTCCCGGACGGATGCTGCGTTTACGGATTTAGACCGTCCGACTTATTTGCAGGAAGCTTTGCAAGCTGCTACTAGAGGTATGAAAAGTGCTGCCGAGGGCGCATTTTACCGTTATGGTGTTCCTGCGGCAGAAGCTGCTGGTGCCATGGCGACGACTTACGCTTTTCGGAATTATGGTATTCCGGGCGTTACTAATCGTCGTATTACTTCTGGTTTGTCTGACTAGTTCCTGGTCATGACGTTGAGGGTGATGTTGTTATGGAGGGCGAAGAGCGTTTTACGCATATCAAGCGCCCTGCAACTAGTTTTGTTCAAGATGGTATGGAAGTCGAATTGCGTGAAGGATATGGTGGTCCTTTGCAAGCGACAGTTGTTAATCAGCCTGTTTCCGGTGCACAGGATGGTGATGTAGTTATGGCCGGTTCTGGTTCCGGCTCAAGTTTTAAAGGTTTCTTTCAGACTACTCCCGGTAGTGGTCGTGTTCATATAGAGTTATAGTTATAGTGTAATGAGTGAAATGTAGTGAGGGCATTGAAAATGGCCAAGTGAAATGTAGTGAGTTTTTATTCTCTTTCTTAGATCTCGATCTCCATGTCAGAGTCGGTTTCTTCTCCGTCTTCCATGTCGGTTTCTGTTTCTTCTTCATCTTGAAGTGGGACGAGTGGTTCGTCGTTCTCCATCTCGATGTCCTCGTCGACGATGGTTCGTTCCATCCACGGATGCCCTGCGCTGAAGGTGTTGTGGATGGTGTCTAACTCGAATTGGACTTGTGCCGTGAAAATGGAATGTTGCGGCTCTCCGGTGGTGACGTTCTTAAAGGCCTTTGTGAGGCATTGGATCACTTCGGATTGGTACATCATGGCGCGTTGAGTGATATCTTGGAAGCGTTCCATGTTGTCGATGCGAATGTTGGCGTTGTTCAGCATCGCCGCGTTGTAATCGCGTTGGTGTTTGAGACCCGTGTTGGACGTCTTCAGTTGTTCCACGTGTTGAGTTGTGGTGGCGAGTGCCTTGTGCAGAGCCTCATTCTCCTCGTGGTAGTATTCGACCATGCAGAGTCGTGCTGCTCCGTAGACGATGTTCTTGTGGTCGTTGGCAGAGTCTTGCGAAGCCATGGTTTCTTGGGTTGTTGTTGGTCCGAAGCAAATTGGAAAGTGAGGATAGTATACGATGGCGCAGAATGCTATACGCTGAGGCATAGAAGCTATACATGGGTGTGACAGTATACCCTTCAGGTTTGATATTATCATACCTAACACAGACCCTGAGAACCTCTGATAATTTATAAATCAGTATCAGATCTGATTCTAGGTACCCGGATCTAGGTACCCGGTACCATCAAGTACCCGTAAATGTCCTTAGAAAAAGTAATCAAGGTACGCGACGACGATAAGTATTAAGGATGGCAGCGGGGTACCCGCGCAGCGGGTCGCGCCATCCTTAATATCTTATCAGTCGGGCGAGCCGACCAGGCGAGCCGTTCGCGTATCCTTGATGGACCATCAACTGTATCAGTGTGGCGACGGCAGGTCGCCACTATTCCCCTAATCTCTTATCCACATATTAAGTAAATCAAACAAATACATTATCGAAAATAGAAAGCGGAGCTGTTGTGAAACAGCCCAAGTTAAAGGTCCTCTAGGAGTTTTCCTAGAGCGTTCGGGTCGAAGTCAAACGGCGCGTTCCATCCATTGGCGAAGGCTGGCTGTTGGATTGGGTCGCTTGGAGGCTTGAATCCGCTGAAGGTGACTACCTTGAAGCGTCGTTCCAGAGGCTCGTAGTCTTGTTGGTTGGGGAAACACTCTCTTATGGTGTAGTTGGAGGTCACAATGATCTTGTTTGGGCGAATGCAGTTCAGATGTGCACACTTGACTTCTGCTCGGAAAGGGTAGTGATCGCACCAGATCTTGAAGTAGTGCGCCATGTGTTGGCAGCGTAGAGGGTCAGCTTCTTCGATGATGACGGTTTCTTCGTAGCGGTAGTTATCCCACCATTTGGTTATTCCCTTTAGGTATCGGTTGTTACCGAATCTCTCCCACAGGGTTCGGCTTTTGCCGGTTCCGGTTGGTCCCACCCACCATTCGAAATGGTTCTTTGGGTCGTCCGTGAAAGCTTCCAGATTGGGAGCCATGAGCGACTCGAGCTTTTGCTTGTGAAGGAGGTATAGGTGTGGATAGTCGGCTTTGATGTCTTCCATCTTTCCTTGTTCTGCGAGTTGTATGACGTCTGTCCATTTGTTGTCTGCGCCGATGCGTATTTTGCCGCGTTCGGTGAAGTCTCCGTCTTTTTTGCAGTAGTCGATTGCTTCTTTGAGTGAGCCTTGGCGAATTTCAATGTGCGCTCTGATCCCAACTGCTTTTTTGGCTTGAGACATTCGGACGTTGGTGTTGAAGTGGATGTATCCTTGGAGGTGTGGCGTTCCGCTTTCTCCGACTTCTTTGCCATAAACCAAATATTGACATTCGGCAGCATCGATGTTTTGTTGTTCTTCCGCGGTGTGGTTGTTGAGTGTGAAGCACCAGCCACGTGAGCGGTTGTTGTTTTGTTGTTGTCTTGGCATAGCGAATTGGTAAATGAGCTTAAGGGGCCTGGTGGAGGCGACTCGCCTCCTAGTATTACCCAGGCCCCGCGAGACACGAGACAAAATAACATACTTGTGTTTTGTATACCATAGGTT